AACCCGTTGTCCGTCGGGTAGGGAATACCAAAGTCCTCGACCAGCATGGTCGGCATGTGCCGTTCGACAATGGGCAGCCCCAGTTCCTCAGCCACCTCGTGGACGATGGTGGTCTTACCACCACCCGGTGCCCCCTCAATAGCGACGGAACGACCAGCGGGAATGAGAGCCGAGAGTGTGGATTTCAGCAGAGTAGCACGCATAATTCAGTTCTCCTTGATGCGTCAGTTGTCGTCGTAACGAGCGTGGTCAGGCCCCAGCACGATGCAGGAACCGTCGTGACGATCCCTGACCCGCTTGGCCTCCTTCTTGTCGTCATAGTACACCGGCTCACCGGTACGCTCAGACACCACGAGGCTGCCGTTGGGCAGCCTTACAGCAAACAGTTTCATGTTGTCTCCACTTGTTTGTGTTTGGCTTGTCTCATCAGTGAGCAGGGAGCCACCCTGCTCAGACAGACCACCGGTGAGGCGGTCTGTTTCGACGTTACTAGTTGAGCGGTCCACCACAGTGCGGACAGGTTGCCTCGTCGTAGTGTTCGTCCTCGAACTCGATATGTGGACCAGTGGGGACACTGAATGCCTCGGCGTTCTGCACGGCGAGTTTCATGAACATCATGCTGTGCAGCAGGTGCAGGTTCTCATGTCGCTGAATGAACTCACGCACCTCAGCCTTGTCTTGGTCAGTTCCCTTGATGAACTTCTCGAATATCTCTTCAATGGTCATGGCTTATCCAATCCTCTGTATCTGGTTGATGGCGTTCTTGTACTCGTTGTAGCTGTGGAAATACTCGACGGTCTTGGTGCCGTAGCACATCTCGTACTCGTAGACCGCCTCACGTAGAGACCGCAGTTCGGCGTCCAGAGGGACGCTGTTGGACATACGTCCACTGATCTCAGCCCATCCAGTCTCGCCTTGACGGAGGTACTCAACGGCTGTTCTGGGTGTCCAACCAAAGGGGCTGGACCCATAACGGTGGCCAAACTCAGCAACACCCAGCTTGATCCGTGTCTCCAACCACAGCTTGAACGTATAGTAGTTGGCATCACGTAGGGCTTGGCGGCCCTCTTTACGGTTGAGGTAGGGTACTTCCACGGGCTTAGCACCCTCTACGAGGGTCCAACCGGACTGGTCTGGCTGGATTACAGCGTAGCTGGGGGTGTGATAGTATCGACCACCCACTTCAGTGATGAGACCGGGACCGTTGTACCGATCTGCCCAGTGAGTATTCACATGAGGGCCGAGGATTGACCACATGACACGGTTGGTGAGGACAGAACCGTAAGGGTCGAGGTGTATGGGGTTGTTATACCCATCACCGTTGGCGTCGTAAGTGATGATGTCAGTCTGGTAGAGCCGGACAATGATGTCACCAGTGGTAGGGTCCTGACGTATAGTCAGGTTGTCATTAGACCGTCGTGCCAGAGGACGGGTATCCACAGATCGACCACGGATGGGTTTGATAGCGTTGTACTTGTCGAGAGCCGACTTGTAGCTGAGGATACGGTTGGGAAGTTCAATGTTGCTGCCGAACATGAGTGTTCTCCATTGGCTTGTCTCGTCAGTGTGCTGGTAGCCAGCCAGCACAGACAGACCACCGGTGAGGTGGTCTGTTTCGACAGTCACAGGTTGAGATACTTGGCGACAGAGTAGGCGTTCACAGACAGCCTCACGACCATCGTGTTGGGCTTATGGTCAGGGAAGTAACCAGTGGCTTCCCAACCAGCGGTGCCAAGGGACGTAGTACCGTCCCACATATTGGCCCTGACCATATCCCGAATATGGTCGATGGAGGATCGACCGGGGTTGATGACCTCCAGCACCTTGGCTGTCTGTTCGAGACTGTACTCGTCGAACTCTATGTTGAACCCTTGGTTGATGCAGTCAGCCTTACGCTGCCATTCATCACGGATTTGCTGTTCAGTGGTGGAAGAAAGCATGTGTCAAGTTCTCCATTGGCTTGTCTCATCAGCACAGCAGGAGCCACCTGCTGTGGACCACCCCGTAGGGTGGTTTCGACTAGGAAACCCATAAGAAGTTGGTGTTGTTAGAGTAACGACGCTGGAAGTCAGCGAAGGACACATGGTCATACCACACTGTCTCACCAGACAGAGGGCAGCGAAGGTAAACATCACCGTAGGTGTTCATAGTTCGATCTCCAGAGGGGTTGAGTTACGGTTGTAGTGGATGTGAAGGTGGGTATAGCCATACCGCTTGAGGTTACGGACCTCGTCAACAGCGACGATGGAGCCACAGTAGGGGCTCGACTGAGTGGTGATGACGAACTCTTTACCAACAGCCCAGTCATAACCAGCATCGGCTTGGTGGAGGTAGGTCCGCCGATAAGGGCGGACCGAAAGTATACGATGGTCCTGTTCTGGGAACAGGTCGGTAAGTTTACACCAGACAGTCACAGCGCCACCTCCTTGGACTGGTCACCGAGACGAAACTCTACACGGGTGTAACCCATGTCACGGAGAATCGGTGCTTCGAAACAGTCAATGGTCATACCTGACAGGCGGTCATAACCACGAACGAGGACTGGTTTACCAGCATAGTAGTCACGGATCACTTGGTTGACGTTTGTGTAGGGAGTGGTGGTGGCAGTCGGTTGTACTGAGAGAGTGTCAAGTTTCATAGGAAGTCTCCACATTGACATGTTAAGTTAATACCACCGGGGCTGGCCCGACGGCGAAGCCAAGTTCGCAAAATCCGCCGCCGGTGTCAAGTTTGGTGGCCAAGCCCTTGATTTTGCTCGATTTTTCGCTAAGTATTGCTAAGTATTTGAAATCATTACAACTATCTATTTAGATAGTGTATGGTATTCGTGTAAGTAATTGATTTTACAGCAACTATCTAACTATCTATCTATCTATTGAAAACTAAACGCGCTATGTTTTTAGGGGGGTGTGACTCGTTTACTCGCAAGACCAAAATCGGCTACGGAGAAAGGGTAAAAAAAAATAGATAGATAGATAGTTAGATAAAATAGAAATGTAAACACAGACTAAACACACTAACCCGTTGGTTTTTAAGAGAAATCCCGTGGACTTTACACGCTAACTGCTGTGTCAAGTTAGCAAACTATACTATCTATACACGAAAAAAGTTAGATAGTTGCAATGATTTCAATGGCTTACAAACTAAACGTGTATACATTGACATACGTTACATGTAAACTTGCAGTATACACGGTAAAAGATACACGCCCCCGACGAATGGTGTATACTTATGGGTATGTATATACGAGGCAGCTAAAGGCCCCCGACGTATGGAGGAGCGAAGCGAGCAAACTTAAAGGCCACCTCTGCGAGGCTGGTGTACAGCAGACAAAAGAAAACCCACCCAGCTTTCGCTGGATGGGTCGGTGGTTAGAGGGCTAGGAAGATCACTAAGGTCGTTGCGGTCAGGACCACGAAGGCGATGCCTGCGATGATCTCTCGGATGAACCCAGTAGGCTGGGCCTGTTCCTTGGCTCGCAGGTATCGGGCCGCTTCCTTCTGGCCGATCTTGCTGATGTAAGCATCGTGCTTGTCCATCATGTCCTGCAGTTCCTTGCGGGTCTTGGTTGTCATGTCATTCTCTCCGTTGAAGGGTGGCAGGGCACTTGCGTGCCCTGCCCGTTGTTTTACTTCCGGCTCAGGTCCGGACCCGTTTGGGTTTTGGCCTTGGGCTTGGGCTTGGTGTCCTGTCGGGACACCAGCAAGGCGAGGTACGGTGCAGGGAACCGCGCCTTATTCCCTTGCATCACGACGGGCGTGCGCCCGGCGTTCAGCATCTTTTCAAGCTGGCCATGCGACCAAGTGGTCGCATACCCGTCCTTCTTGCCACCGTCCGCTTCCGGCACGAATGCCGAAACGCGGAGCTTGTGCGCCTTGGCAGCCACAAGCAGGTCGGACATGATGTCCGACATCTCGCCCTGCGCGTCATAGTCCGCGCCTGACTTCAGCTCAATGAATGAGCCGGACTTCGAGACGGCGAGACGGACGCCACCCATAAATGCCTTAGCCATTGCTAAGATCCTTTCAGTTAGCGGGAGCCACCCGCAGGCTTGTCAAAGATCCGACGTGGCTGGCGTCGGTGTCGTTGGCCTGTCGCCATCGACAAATCCGTTATGGCATGGCCAGCCGAGAATGTCACGTTTGGCCAGTTTGACTAGTTTTTGCGGATAATAGGATCGCGCATCATGCGCAGCGCACGCATGTGCACGCGGGCGGGGGTGGGGGCACATGGACATGGAAATCCGACCCGCCCCCTCAATATGGTAAACCTCTCAAAGCACGACCCCAAAAAAGGAACGTGTATACTTTGCACACCTCTTGCCAGCCCCCCACTTCCCGCGCTATCTTTGCGCCATGGACACATTCCCGTTGCACCACACCAAATGGTCTGACCGCCTCGCGTTCGACGTGGCTCTCGCTCTGGAAGGCAGCGGGGAGACGCTCGACGAGATCAAGCAGCGCCATCACATCAGGTCCAGTGACCTGCTGGTCTTCAAGGGCGACCCGGTGTTCCTCAAGAAGGTGGAGCATTACCGCGAGGAGGTTCGGGAGAAAGGGCTGACCTTCAAGCTCAAGGCCCGGGCACAGGCCGAGGAACTTCTGACAACCTCATGGGGGTTGATCCACAGCCCAGACGTATCTCCGGCGGTGAAGGCCGACCTCATCAAGAGCACGGTGAAGTGGGCCGGGCTGGAGGTTAAGACGGACGAAGGCGCTGGTGGTGCCTCCGGTGGGGTGAAGATCAACATCAACTTCGGGAACAATGCACCGCCCATGACCCTCACGGCGGAAGTGGAGGGCGACCTCATTGAGCATTCTGACGAGCTTTGACAGCGAGTATGAAGGGGCCCCGGCGATACGCCTGCAGTCGTTACAAGAGCATGAAGACCTATGCGCTGCGCTTGAAAGCGAAGGCCACTCGTACCGGACGAAAATCATCCCCCCACGTGGCAGAACGCACCGACGCCCAAAAGGACGCCCGAGGGAAATCGTGGTGATGCTGGTGAAGGAGCACACCAATGGCACTTGACATAAACTACACACCACCATTCACGGGCGAGAAGTTCATGAAGTCCGACGCCAAGATGCGGGTGCTCATGGGCCCCGTTGGTTCGGGCAAGTCTGTGACTTGCAGCTTCGAGATCGTGCGGCGGGCGGCGCTGCAGGAGCCGGACCAGACCACAGGCAAGCGCAGAACGCGGGCGGCTATTGTCCGTGAGACGGCACGCCAGCTTCAGGATACGACGATCAAGACCTTCCTCGACTGGTTCCCGCCGGGGGTGTGCGGGCGGTACATGCGGACCACCAAGACCTACTTCTTCGAGGTGGGGGACATCGAGTGCGAGATTATGTTCCGGGCGCTGGACGACGCCGATGACGTGGCTAATCTGAACTCGCTGGAACTTACGTTCGCGTGGTTCAACGAATGCAGGGACATTCACCCCGAGATCGTGGACGCCATGTCCAAACGTATTGGGCGATTCCCGTCCAGCAAGGACGGTGGGCCGACGTGGTTCGGGATGTGGGGGGATACCAACCCTCCGACCATGGACACGTGGTGGTACTACCAGATGGAGCATCTCAACCCCAAGGATGGTGTCTCGCCTAACGACAACGGGTGGGATGTGTTCAAGCAGCCGTCGGGGCGGAGCGTCTACGCGGAGAACATCGAGAACCTGCCGGATGGGTACTACGATACACAGGGTCGCAGTGAGGACTACATCCGGGTCTTCATCGACGGCGAGTATGGTCTGAGCAGCAACGGGAAACCGGTGTATCAGTATTTCCGCCCGGACTACCACATGGCAGGCCAACGGCTGCGGGTGATCGAAAATGGCGTGCGGCCCATCATGGTGGGGATGGACTTGGGGTTGACTCCCGCTGCCGTTCTGGGGCAACAAGACCCTCGCGGACGGGCCTTGATTCTGGACGAGCTAGTGAGCTTCGACATGGGGATTCAACGCTTCGTCCGCACGATGCTCAAGCCCCGCCTTTATGAACGCTTTCCCGGTGCGCCGGTCCTGATTGTCGTGGACC